CTCGGCAAGGGGTCGGACCTCGCGGTGCTGAAGTACGACGACTGGCGGACCAAGGCGGCGAGGGAGGCGCGGGACGAGGCGCGGGCCGCGGGGAAGGTGCCGATCCTCCACGCCGCGTTCCTCGACGCCCAGCGCGTCGCCGGCGCCGTCTTCACACACGACCTCGCACCCGTCCTGTTCGAGGAGGGCGTCGCCGAGCAGTCGATCTACGCTCACGACCCCGAGACCGGCGTGCGCCTTCGGTGCCGCCCCGACTGGCTGCGGCCAGGCGTAATGGTCGATGTCAAAACCACCTCCGACGCAGGCGCTTTCGACCGCTCAATCGAGAAGTATTCGTACTTCCAGCAAGCCGCCTTCTACATCGACGTCGCTGCACTGGCGGGCATCACGGTTGATCGCTTCTTCTTCCTGGCCGTCGAGACGTCGGCGCCCTACCTCATCGACCTGTCGCTGATGGCTGCAGACAGCAGCTACATCGCGATCGGTCGCCACCTCAACCGCGCCGCGATCGACCTGTACGCCAGGTGCCGGAAGGCACGAACATGGCCCGGCCTGCCTGAAGCGATCCGTTTTCCTGCGCCACCGCCGTGGCTGGTCGACCGCACCGAGGCGATCGTCGAGCGCGCTGAGCGGACGGTGGTCACTCGATGACCGGCGAGCAGTGGAGAGCCATCCCTGGCCACGCAGGCTACGAGGTGTCCGACCAGGGACAGGTGCGAAGCGTGACGCGAACCGTCGTACGCACCGGTGGGTCGACAGCGGTCTACCGAGGAAAGGTGCTGCGGCAGAAACGCAACCCGCAGACCGGCTACATGCAGGTCACCCTGAGCGACGGCGGACGGCAGACGACCCACCGCGTCAACATCCTCGTTCTACAGGCGTTCGTCGGGCCGCGCCCAGTCGGCCAGGTCTGCCGGCACCTGAACGACGTCGGTTACGACAACCGACTCAAGAACCTTCAGTGGGGCACTCAGTCGGCCAACATGCGCGACCTCGCCGTCAACGGACTGCACGCCAACGCGAACCGCACCCACTGCCCGCAGGGTCACCCCTACGACGCCGCGAACACCTACCGGACACCGTCAGGCAAGGGCGGTCGGCAGTGCGCGACCTGCCACCGCGAGCGAGCGCGCCGCGCAGAGGAGCGCCGGTCAACGTGCCGCAACGGGCACGAGTACCCACCCGACGTGCAGGTCCGCATCAGCGACCGAGCGAAACGCCGCTACTGCCCGACCTGCGTTGCCAACCGCAAGCCCCGCACCAACAAGGAGAGAGCCGCATGACCAGCACCGAGATCACCCAGCAGGCCGAGAGTGAAGTGCTCCCCGCCGTCCTCGCGCCCGCCGCGGCGAACAGCGCGCAGTCGCGCGCCGACCAGCTCGCGGCGCTGCAGGCCGAGGCCGAGTTCCTCGAGGTCGCCTACGGCCTCGCCGAGAAGGCCTGCGGTACCGCGTTGGTCGCCGAGCACTTTCGGAATAAGCCCGCCGACGGCGCGATCGCGGTCGCGTTCGGCGCCTCCCTCGGCTGGCACTGGACCAAGTCCCTGCAGGACGTTTACGTCGTGAAGGGCAAGCCCAGCATCATGTCGAAGGAGATGCGCGAGTTGATGATCCGTGCGGGTCACGACGTGTGGGAGGAGGAGGTCGGACCGACACGCGTCGTTCTCGCCGGCCGCCGACGCGACTCCGACATCGTGGTGCGCGTCGAGTGGACCATCGAGAAGGCCGAGGCCGCGGGCCTGGTTACTGCGAACCCGAACTACAAGAAGTACCCCGAGAACATGCTCTACGCGCGGTGCACGACCGACCTGGCGAAGCGCCTTGCACCCGACGCGCTGTCCGGCCTCGGCATCGTCGAGGAGCAGCAGGACCGCGCGGCCGCCGCCCGCCGCGTCGACGTCACCGTGGCGCGCGACAACCCCCAGGCGAATCTGCGAGCGATGCTCGGCGGCCCACAGAACACACCCTCGAGCACGGACGACGGCGAGCCCGCGGCCGGACCCGAGTCGGTCCAGCAGGCCGCACCACGCACTCGGCAGCCGAAGCCGAAGACCATCACCGAGGCGCAGATGAAGAAGATGCACGCCCTGCTGAACGAGAAGGGCCTCGCCGACCGGGCGACCGGCCTCGCGTGGATCTCCGCATGCATCGAGCGCGAGATCACCACCTCGAAGGACCTCACCGTCGACGAAGCGGCGAAGGTCATCACAACGCTTCAGAACGACGGCGAGATCCCCGCCGACGGTCAGGAGGGCTGACCCATGGCCGATGAGAACTACGCCGGAACCGCCCTGCTGGGTGCGGGCATCGAGGTCGACGGCTACGTGTTCACCGAGGCGAAGATCAAGTTCGTCGGCGGGATGAGCGAGTTCGCGATCCCGGACCCGCCGCGTCGCGGCAGCCTCCGCACGTACGTGGTTAAGGCCCAGTGCACCCGCTACCTGATCGACGAGAAGGGCGAGGAGCCGCGCCTCATCATCGAGATGCAGCACTTCGTGGTCTACGACCGCGACCAGGGGCCGCTGAACGACCGCCAGCGCGTCGAGACGCCCTCGGAGCTCGAGGAGCTCGACCGCAAGGCGAAGGAGGGGCCGGTCGAGGAGACCGAGGTCGACGAGAACCAGCCGGGCCTGTTCGGTGACGCGCCGGATGCCGGCGACGAGGGCGACGGCGATCTGCCCGAGGGTCCCGAGTGGGGCGACGCCGAGGCGAACGCTCAGCAGCCGAAGGGCGACGGCGACACCGGCCGGCCGTCGTTCTCGTCGATCGACGGGGGCCAGTCGTGAGGCGCCGGCCCTCGCGCCTGCTCGACGTCTACGAGGCGGCTGACGGCTGGCGCTGGCGTCTCACGTCGGCCGGTCGCATCGTCGCCGACTCCGGCCAGGCCTACCGCGACCGCCACGACGCAGCGAAGGCCGCGCGCAACACCTTCCGTCGCGACCACGTCACTCGGCTCCGCGTCGACGCGTTCGGCCCACACCACAGCGAGGAGGAGCTGTGATCCCCGGCGACACCGTCACCGCGCGCGGCCGCGTGTGGAAGGTGTTCAAGGTCGTCGGCAACTGGGTCGGCCTCATCGACCCCGACCGCGAGCCGCTCATCGACGACACGAACAAGCAGCAGGTCGCGCACATCGCGGTCCAGACCGCCGAGGTGACGCGGTGAGCGGCGCGACATGTGCGCTCGACGAATGCGGCGCGGCAGCTTTTCGCCGCGGCCTGTGTCGAACTCACGAGCGCAAAGATCGCCTGTACGGCGATCCGCGCTACGTCACCCCGCGGCTGCGGACCGCGGCCGAGCGCTTCGCCACGAAGTACGTCGTGACACCGGTGGGCTGCTGGGAGTGGCGCGGCGCGTTGTTCTCGACGGGCTACGGAGCGTTCGTGCACGACCGGAAAACGGTGAAGGCGCACCGGTTCGCGTATGAGCAGGCCGTCGGGCCGATCGCCGAGGGGCTGGTGATCGACCACCTGTGCCGAAACACGCGCTGCGTCAACCCCGAACACCTCGAGGCGGTGACACCACGCGAGAACACCGCAAGAGGGATCAGCCCCGCAGCAGAGAACCGCACGAAGACTCACTGCGATCACGGGCACGCGTTCACGGCCGACAACACCTACCGGTACGTAACGAGGTACGGCCACTCCCGCGGTTGCCGCCAGTGCCGCAACGAGAGCGCCCGTCGGTTCAGGAGCAGGCAGCATGCGACGACTTAAGATTCGCGGCACCGGTGAGAATATGACGGCGAACATGCTCGCGCCGGTGCCGGGGGATGAGCTGCAGTATCGCGCCGAGATCGCGCCGATCGGAACGCTGACCTACCAGCAGTCGGTCGACGCCGGCGTCGACGCGGTGGCGGAGTACGACGCGGCCGGCGGGCCCTACGTGATGATCACGTACTCGCTCGGCTGCTGCGTCGGCATCGAGGCGATCATCCGCGGTCGCGCGCCCCGGTGCATCGGCGTCGTCGCGGTCGCGAACCCGTTGCGCTGCGGCGGCGTCGGACGTCCGACGTGGGGCATCGCGGGCCAGGTGCAGGTCCCAGTCCCGATCGTCAACCTGTGGATCCCCGACGACCCCATCACGAGCCTCCCCGGCACTGACGGGTCCCGCGCGCTCGCCGTCGCCATCACCGGGCGGGATCAGCCGCGGTCGCTCGGCTGGTGGAACGCCGCCGCGATCGTCGCGTCCATGTGGCGCTACCTCGTCGCCGGCCGCCACACCGCCTACGCGCACGAGCGGATGGCCGATGGGCGCACGTACATCGAGCGGGCCCGGGACGAGGCCGACCGGATGGTCGCGGCGCCAGGCGATGGGAGGTGAGGTCTCTGCGCCTCGCCGGCGACCCCTGGCCCCGATGCACCGCCGGCTGTCGATCTCGACTCAACGGGTTCCCCAATCGCCCCTGCGCCGCCTGCGTCAACCGTGCCGCCAACGAGAAGTGGAAGACAGACCATGGCCGTGAGTAAGCGACTCCGTTACGAGATACTGCGACGCGACAACCATCAGTGCCGGTACTGCGGCGCAACCGCTCCCGAAGCGCCGCTGACCGTCGACCACGTCGTCCCGGTCGCCCTCGGTGGCGTCGATGACCCGTCCAACCTGGCGACCGCGTGCCGCGACTGCAACGCCGGGAAGTCTGCATCGTCGCCCGACGCCCCCATCGTCGCGCAGGTGAAGGCTGACGCACTCGTGTGGGCCGCTGCAATGCAGGTGGCCGCTGAGGAGCGGGCAGCCGCCACCGCATACCGCCGCCAGCTGTGCGACTGGTTCATCACTCGCTGGAACAAGTGGTCGTGGACGGACTGGCGAGGCGACTCGCATCTGTTCGAGCTGCCCGGGGACTTCGAGCAGACCATCCTGCAGTTCCACGACGCCGGCCTGAGCACCGACGACCTCGACGACCTTCTCCGTGTCGCCATGACGTCGCGTGCGGACGACCGGTGGCGCTACTTCTGCGGCTGCGGGTGGCGTCGTGTTCGAGAGGCCAGCGCACGCGCGGCCGAGATCATCACGGAGGCGCACGATGGCGCGTGAGTACGCAAAGGCCTGGTTCTCGATGTTCACCGACGAGGACTTCGCCCAGCAGTCCCACAGCGACCGCTGGTTCTTCATGACACTGCTCGCCCAGCCGGCGCTGAACTACGCCGGGGTGCAGCCGATCAACATGCGGCGGTGGCGCAAGGCGATGCGCGACGAGCACGGCATGCCGTCGGAGGCCGACATGGAGAAGGCCCTCATTCGCCTCGAGCGCCGCGGCCACGTCTTCACCGACGATGACACCGGAGAGGTGCTGATCCGGTCGTTCATCCGCGTCGACGAGGTCTACAAGCAGCCGAACACACTCAAGTCGGGGCTGCGTGCCGTCGCGCACATCGAGTCACCGAAGCTCGCGGCGGTGATGGTCGACGAGCTGTCGCGGATCGAGCTCCCGGAGATCAAGAGCGACAAGCTGTCCGCTGAGATCGACGCCCTTCACACCGCCGCCCGGCGTCATGTCGAGGCGCTATCCGAAGGGATCACCGAACCCTTCGCGGAACCCTTCACTGATCCCATCGCGGATGGGATGCCGGAACCCTTCGCGGAAGGGATGAGGCGACCTGGGGAAACAGACCCCATCGCGGAAGGGATCGGCGAAGGGATGCCGGAAGGGTCGGTTGTGGTTGAGGTTGAGGTTGTCTCACCTCCGGAGGAGGTTGGTTTGGGGGGTTCGCGTGCGCATGCGCGTGAGGCCGGCGACCAGTCCCAGCCCGGTAGCGACCGCGACGGACCACCCTCGAATGCCCACGACCCGGAACCGCCGACTCGCTGCGCTCGTCACGCGTCAGCGCCGCTCGACGAGCACATCCCGAACTGCGGGCCCTGCGCCAACTTCCGCAAGGCCCACGAGCGGTGGGCCGAACGCCAGCGGCGACGCGAGGCCGAAGCGGTCTCGGCCAGGGCGCGGGCACACGCCGAGACGCGCCAGGCCGCCATCGACGCCTGCTCGATGTGCAACGCGAACGGCTACCGCGGCCTGCAGCTGTGCTCGCACGACCCCGGCCAGGACGAGACCAACCGCGACGGCCTGAAGGCGGCTCGCGAGGCGCTCGCCAAGGCCCAGGCCCAAGCGAAGGCGAAGGCGGGCCAGTCGTGAGCGACAACGTGATCCCCCTGCGGCCGGACGTGTACGACGGCCTGACCTGCGAGCAATGCGGCGAGGCGTGGTTCCAGGCATCGGTCACCGTCGGTCGTGATGGCCGGGTGACCGGCTGGGTGTCGACGGTGAAGTGCACCGAGTGCGACCACCTGCAGGTGATCGCATGACCGGCACGCTGGCGAGCCTGCGCGACTGGATCCGCGACCAGGTGCACGAGATCCGGCACCTCGCGCCGCACGCCGTCCTGGCGCCGGCGAAGTGCACGCCCGTCGGCCACGTGCTCGACGCCGACCTACCCGACCCCGAAGCGATCGCACCGTGCGAGTGGACCATCGCCGGCGAGAGGGTGTGCGACGACCCCGCCGACTGGGCCATCCGGCTGCACGTGCACGTCCCGTTCGTCTGGCTGCTGTGCGACCACCACCTCGAGTACCTCAAGCAGCTGTGGCTCGACGACTTCGCGAAGTGGCCGGACCCGCTGCGGTGCGCGATCTGCGGCCACGAGTTCCGGATGCTGAAAGACGCCATCGTCTCGGAGGCCCGCCTGTGAGCGTCGTCGGGATCGACCCGTCGCTGACCGCGTGCGGCATCGCGGTGCTCAAGCACAGGTGCGCCCACGAACGCTGGACCCCGCAGCATGTCAGCTGCGACCGGATGTGCGCGTACATCGACGACCTGCGCGCTGTCGGTCACCGCGGCCGCGACGCCGCGTCGTGGGACGAGCGCAGCGACCGCGTCGTCGCCCAGGCGCGCCACGTCGCGAAGCGCGTCCCCGTCGACGCCGAGCTGGTCGTCATCGAGGGCCCGAGCTACGGCTCGGCGCACGGGCATGCCTTCGACCGCGCCGGCTTGTGGATGGGGATCTACTCGGCGCTGCGAGCACGCCGAATCCCGATCGCTGTCTGCGCGCCCGGGACCCGCGCGAAGTGGGCTACCGGATCCGGGCGTGCCCAGAAGGCCGACGTGCTCGCCGCCGTGCGGGACCAGTGGCCCGACAACCGCATCCAGAACGACAACGAGGCCGACGCGCTGACCATGGCCGCCATGGGGGCGCTACACCTCGGCTGGCCGCTCCCGTTCGAGATCAAGGACCGACACCACGCAGGCCTCGAGGTCGTCGCATGGCCCAAGGAGCGCACAGCATGAGCACCACCTACTTCATCCCCAAGGCCGAGCGCGCCGACCTCGCCCAACGGCTCGGCGAAGTACCCGCGCTGTGCGAGGAACTCGCCGTCACCAAGCTGCGCCAGGACCGCATCGTGCGCGTCGGCGGTGGTGGACACGCACCCCACGACAGCAGCCGCACCGTCTTCCACGGCGGCGCCGACAACGCCCTCGCGGCACTGCACAACAGCCTCACCAGCTGGGTACGCCACACCATGTGCGAACACCGCGGCCTGCCCTACCCCGACACCGCCACCACCACCATCACCGCCGCGGCATGGCTGAGGAAGAACATCTCCGTCGTCGCCATGACACCCGGCACCGAAGAAGCCCACACCGACATCACCTACCGCCTACGTCAGGCGTACCGAGCGGTCGACCTGCCACCACCCGCACCACCACGCGTCATCACGGCCGACGAGATCGCTCGCTCCAACCGGCAGATCGCCACCCCCTCGCAGATCGAAGTCATAGCGGGACGGCTCGGCGACCTCGGGCGCGGACTCGACCGGCAACGCGTCTACCGCCTCCGCCGGCGCGGTGCACTACGCCCACTCATCAACCTGGAGAAGGGGGTTGAACCACAGCTGTACGTCCAGCCCGAGTGCTTCCGCCTCGGCGACGTGCTCGACGCCCACTACCGACACGCACGCCGCAACAGGCGCGGAGCTTGACAGCATGGACGTTCCTTACGAACATGAAGACGTTCAACCTCGGGAGTACTGCATCAGCAGACCCGAGGTTTCTTCATCTTCACCGCGGCGCGTCACCCGGGAATGATGCACCTGTCAAGCGCACCCGCGGCCCCGTGCCGCGACCCATGACCCTGAGGTTGTGTCGGGAGAGGTGTGCGCTGCGCGCCGCGGCGAAGCTGGCCCCACGATGAAACGGTCCACCAGCCTGCGCGACAAACACCGCGCCATCATCGCTCGAGGCCGGCCGCCCTGCGCCTACCCGCTGTGCCTGTTCCCCGGCGAACCCATCGACTACGACGCCGACAAGGATGACCCGCGCGCCTTCCAGGCGGACCACATCATCCCGCTCGACAGAGGCGGACCCGACACGCTCGAGAACAAGGCCCCATTCCACCGGGCCTGCAACCGCCACAAGAGCAACCACCTGCCCCCCGCGGCCACCTGGCAGACCCGAAGGCGATGGGGCGCGTGAGGGCCGCACAGAGCCGCGACGGCGCCATCGAACGCCCCCGGGGCAGGGTCCCCCCGGGTGGCGCAGCGCGCGCGCCTCAAGGCATAGGCGATCCCTCCCTCTACATCGTTTCCACCGGCCTCACCGCAAGGAGGTGACCGCGTTGTCCGCTCGTCCACTGCGCGCCGTCGCCCCGGGTGAAGAGCCCGCCACCCCTGCCGACACCCCGACTGCCGCCCCTGTTCGGGCGCGGTCGAAGTCGGTGTCGACGGCCGCGAGGTCGGGTGACCACCGCGATCTCCTCGAGGCGATGCGTGACCGGATCGCCCGGGCGGTGGCGTCGCCGAAGTGCTCACCGCGGGACCTGGCGTCGCTGACGAAGCGGCTGGCGGACCTGGCGGGCGAGATCGCCGAGCTGGATGCCACTCCGGCGGCCGTCAACTCGGAGCGGGTGCGGGCGCTGGAAGAGGCGCTGCGGCAGGTTGCGCCGACCCACCCGCTGCTGACTGGCGTCCCGGAGCTCGATGAGCGTTTCGACGCTTCTGCCGTCTGACCGCAAGCTGTCGGAGGTCACCCGACACCTGGTGGTGCCGGAGGGCATCACCACCTCGGTGTTCCCGCGGGTGTACCGCCGCCTGACGGAGGCGGGAGTGGCGTTCGACCGCTGGCAGCAGGGCTTCGGCACGGTGTGCCTGGGGTGCCGGTCCAACGGGAAGTACGCCGCCACTGTCGGCGGCGTGGTGGCGCCGTGGCCGCGCCAGGTGGGCAAGACGTTCACGGTCGGCAACATCGTGATCGGTGCGTGCTTGGAGTTCCCCGGCTTGCAGGTGGTGTGGACCTCGCACCACCTGCGCACGACGACCCGCACGTTCCAGTCGATGCAGAAGATGGTGCATCGGCCCGGCATTCGTCACCACCTGATGGACAACCGCTCGGATGGCATCCGGACGGCGAACGGCGAGCAGGAGATCGAGTTCGCCAACGGCTCCAAGATCATGTTCGGCGCGCGGGCCCGCGGGTTCGGTCGCGGGTTCGAGTCGATCGACTGGGAAGTGTTCGACGAGGCGCAGATCCTGTCGATCGAGGCACTCGAGGACATGGTGCCGGCGACGAACGCGGCAAAGCATCCGCATGGCGGCCTGGTGTTCTTCCTCGGTACGCCGCCGCGGCCGGGCGACGACGGGGAGGCGTTCACCACGAAGCGCCGCAAGTCGCTGCGCCGCAACGCTCCGGACCAGCTCTACGTCGAGATCTCCGCCGACCCCGACACCCCCGACTCCCAGTTGGACGACCCGGCGTTGTTCGCGACGTTCAACCCGTCGTACCCGCACCGCACCTCGCTCGAGGCGATGCAGCGAATGCGGGAGAACATCCCCTCGGATGACTCGTGGCGCCGTGAGGCTATGGGCATCTGGCCGGCCGACGGGTTCGAGCAGGTTGTCGCGCCGTCGGTGTGGGCGACGCTCGTATCGACCGGCCCGGCCGATGGCGTCGCCCCGGATGCGTTCGGGGTGGACATGTCCCACGACCGACAGTTGTCGGTGGGGGCATGCTGGCTGGCCGATGGGGTGGCGCACGTCGAGGAGGTGTTCCACTCGTCGGCTCCGGCGGAGGTGCTGAACTTCCTCAACGGCGCGGCGGGGTACCGCATCCCCATCGTGATCGACAACGTGTCGCCGGCGGCGGCGTTGGTGCCGCAGCTAAAGGCGGCGCGCCGGATGGTGTCGGCGTCGTCGATGTTCGACATGGCGAAGGCCTGCGGCATGTTCGAGTCCCGCGCCTTCACCGCCACGCTGTCGCACGGCGACCAGGAGCGGATCACGAAAGCGCTCGAGGGGGCGCGGCGCCGCGACATCCGCGAGGCGGGTGGCTGGGGCTGGGACCGGTCGGACAAGAACGTGCAGATCCACCCGCTGGTCGCGGTGACGTTGGCGTTGCTGGGTGCGGCGAAGAATGACCGGCCGCGCCGCACGGGCGAGAGGAGGGCGAGCGTTTCGTGAGTGACACCACCGCAACGTCGGCCTCCGCGCTGTCGATCCCCGGCCTGACGCGCGATGAGCAGGCCGTGGTGACGAAGCTGTTCACCCAGTTGCAGGCCAAGACCCGGCGCAACCTGCTGCGGTCGTCGTACTACGACGGCAAGCGGGCGGTCCGGGCGCTGTCTCCGGTCGTGCCGCCGATCTACTACAAGCTGGGCGTGGTGCTGGGCTGGTCGGCGAAGGCGATCGACGCGCTGGCGCAGCGGTGCGCGCTCGAGACGTTCGACTGGCCGGACGGCGACATCGCGTCGCTGGGGTTGCAGCAGCTGTCGGAAGCGAACCAGCTGCGCGCCACCGTGAAGGGCGGTCAGGTCAATTCGCTGCTGCACGGGGTGTCGTTCGTCGTCAACACCGTCGGCGTGGGGGACGAACCGAAGTCGCTCATCCACATCAAGGACGCGTTGTGCGCCACGGGGACGTGGAACACCCGCGCCCGCCGCCTGACGGACTTCCTGTCCATCACGTCGCTCGACGACGAAGGCAACCCCGACGGGGTGGCGCTGTACCTGCCGAACCTGGTGGTGCAGTGCGACCGCGACCTGTCGGGGTGGTCGGTCACCCGCTCGAGCCACACGTGGGGCGTGCCGGTCGAGCCGCTCGGCTACAAGCCGTGGACCCGCGACTTCGGTGCATCCCGGCTGACCCGCCCGCTGATGGCGTTGCAGGATCGCGCGGTGCACGCGGTGGTGCGCCTCGAGGGTCACATGGACGTGTACTCGTTCCCCGAGTTCTGGATGCTCGGCGCGGACAACAAGGTGTTCAAGAACCCCGACGGCTCACTGAAGCCGGACTGGCGGGTCATGTTGGGGCGCATCAAGGGCATTCCGGACGACGACACCGCACCGCCTGAGCTGGCCCGAGCGGACGTGAAGCAGTTCCCGGCCAACTCGCCCGAACCGCATCTCGCCGCGCTCAACAGCTACGCCAAGCTGTTCGCGCGCGAATCGGGACTGCCGGACTCGGCGCTGGCGATCACCGACTACGCCAACCCCACCTCGGCAGAGGCCTACGCCGAGTCCCGTGAGGATCTGATCGCGGAGGCCGAGGGGGCGACCGATGACTGGTCGGTGCCGCTGCGTCGCGCGGTGCAGCGCGGCCTGGCAATCCAGAACGGCCTCACGGCGATTCCCGACGAGTGGGCCAGCATGACGCCGCGGTACCGCTCTCCGCTGTTCGTGTCCCGCACCGCGCAGGCGGACGCGGGCCAGAAGCTGGCTGTCGCGGTGCCCGGCCTGGCGGAGACGACGGTGGGTCTGCGCAAGCTGGGCTTCACCGACGACGAGATTCGTCAGTACCAGTCCGAGCGTCGCCGGGTGACCGGTCGCGCGCTGCTCGACACGATCCGTTCAACCCGTCCGTCTGTGATCCCAAGTGGCGACGACACCAACGCAGCTGCGCAGCCAGCTGGTCCTGCTCAGCGATAACGCTGAGGCGGACCTGGCGGCGCTGTGGGCGCAGCTGAACGCCGCGACCGTGCACGACGGCCTGTTCGACGTGCTGCCGGCGATCGTCGACGACTACGGCGACGCCGCAGCGACGCTGACCGCCGACTGGTACGACGAGCACCGTGCGGAGCTGAACGTGCCGGGCCGGTTCGCTGCCGACATCCCCGCCAACCCCCAGTTGGGTGCGGAAGCTCTCGCGGGGTGGGGCAACCAGCTGGCGCAGGCCAACTGGGACACCGCGCTGGCGCAGATCAGCGGCGGCCTGGTGCTGCGGGTGTTCACCGCGAGCCGCGATCTGCTCACGGCGGCGACGGTGGACGACCCGCATGCCCGCGGGTGGCAGCGCGCCGGCCGCGGCGAGTGCGGCTTCTGCCGAATGCTCATCGGTCGCGGAGCGGTGTACACGAAGGCGTCGGTGCGGTTCGGTGCGCACGACCACTGCAAGTGCGTTGCGGTGCCAGCGTTCTCGCATCGCGCGGTGCCCGTCAAGCCGTACCGCGCCACCGATCGCAGCATCACCGATGCGGATCGGGCCCGTGTTCGCGACTGGATCGCGAACAACACCTAGAACCTCCCCCGCCCGGGGGTGACGCGCTTCTGGCAGCGCGCTGAATGCCAGATGTCCGACGGGACGCAAACGGAGAGGTTTCCAGTGCCCGAGCAGCAGAACAACAACGGTCCCACCGACAACAACAACGGCGGTGGGGGCGGCGGCGACAACGGCGGCGGCCAGAACCAGAACGGCAACAACGGCGGCGGAGGTGGCGGCGATCAGGCCGGAACCTTCACCCAGGCCGATGTCGATCGCATGATGGGCGAGGCCCGCCGCGAGGAACGCCGCAAGGCGTCCGAGAAGTACTCCGACTACGACGACCTCAGGGCGGCCGCCGACGGCAAGAAGACCGCCGACGACCGGATCGCGGAGCTGGAGAAGCAGTACGCGCAGTCACAGGCGAACACGCTGCGGCTGCGAGTCGCCGGCGACTACGGCATCAGCACCAAGCGCGGCGAGGACGGGTCACCGTCGGACGCCGAACTGTTCCTCACCGGCACCGATGAGGACACCCTCATCGCCCAGGCGAAGCGCCTGGCTGCTCGCAACGAGGAGCAGCAGCAGAACCAGCCCTACGTGTCTCGCGAGGGCGGCAACCCCCGGCCCCGACCGAACAGCAACCAGGAGTTTCTGGCGACGCTGACCGGGCGGGACACCTGAACCCACCCAAGGAGTGACCATGGCTGGCGCACTGAAGAGCACCGACCTGTACCTGCCCACCAACATCGCGGACGGCATCGTCGAGAAGACCAAGACGGGATCGACCGTGGCGGCCCTGTCGGGCCAGGAGCCGATGCGGTTCGGCGACACCACGATCATCACGTTCGACGACGACCTGACCGCAGAGTTCGTCGAGGAGTCGCAGGCCAAGGGCAGCGACTCGGCGAAGCCCCAGACGGTCACCGCGGTGCCGCACAAGGCGGTCGTGCAGATGCGCACCAGCGACGAGTTCATGTGGGCCGACGAGGACTACCAGATGGGGATCCTCGCCAAGTACCAGGAGAAGTGCGCCCGCGCGATCTCCCGCGGCCTCGACCTGGGTCTGTACTACCGGAAGAACCCGCGCACCAACACCGAGATCACGGGGTGGGAGAACTACCTCAACTCCACCACCAAGCGGGTGGAGCAGGGCGCCAACGCCGACATCGACTTCGAGACCGCCGCGGGCCTCGTCATCGGTGACGACTACACCGTCTCGGGTGTCGCGCTCGACCCGAAGTACGCGTGGACCCTCTCCACCGCGCGGTACGCCGACGGCCGCAAGAAGTACCCCGAGCTGGGTCTGGGAGCGGGCATCTCGTCGTTCGAAAACGTGTCCGCCGCGGTGTCGTCCACCGTCTCGGGCAAGCCGCGCGACGGCGACGCCACCGACAACAAGGTTCGCGCCATCGTCGGCAACTTCACCTCCGGCGTCCGCTGGGGCGTGCAGAAGTCGTTCCCCTTCCGGATGCTCGAGTTCGGTGACCCCGACAACTCGGGTCGCGACCTCGCTGGCCACAACGAGGTCCTGTTCCGCACGGAGATCGTCTACGGCTGGTACGTCTTCGTCGACCAGTTCGCCGTCATCGAGAACCTGGTGGCGTGATGCGACTGCGCAACGCCGCCAACGGCGCGATCGTCAACGTCGACGACGAACTCGGCGAGTCCATGCTCGGCGGCGCGTGGGTGCTGGCTGTCGACGTCCCCGACGGCACGCCGGACGAGTCGTGGAAGGTCGCCGAGCTCGTCGCCTACGCCAAGCAGCACGGCGTCACCATCACAGGGGACGCCCGCCGCAAGGCCGACGTCCTCGACGCCATCACCGCAGCAGCGGCAGCGGCAGCAGCAGCAGCACAGTCCGGCAACGGCAGCAACGAGGGCGGGAATGCCGGCGGTAACGCTGGAACCCAGTGACCTGACCCCGTTCGCTGACATCGCGGAGGCGAAGGCCAAGGAGATGATCGCCGACGCCATGGGGTTGGCCGAGCTGGTCGCGCCGTGCATCACCAAGGAGTCGTTCGCCTACGCGGCGGCGGCGAAAGCGGTGCTGCGCGGCGCGATCCTGCGGTGGAACGACGCCGGGTCGGGTGCCGTCACGACGAAGCTCGCCGGTCCGTACCAGCAGGTGATCGACTCCAACACGCGCCGCAACAACCTGTTCTGGCCGTCGGAGATCGAGCAGTTGCAGGAGATGTGCCGGGAGGCCACCGACGGCATCTTCGCGGTCGACACCGCCCCGCTCGGAGGGTCAGCGCACTCAGTGTGGTGTGACCTGATGTACGGCGGGACGCTCTGCTCGTGCGGCATCGCCCTCACGGCCGGCGCGTACCCGCTGTACGAGCCGGATGCCTGAGTTCCCGCTCGCCCACACCGTCGGTCACCGCCGGTACGACGCGGAAGCGGGAACCGATGACTGGGGCAACGTCACCGACTTCTGGTTCCCCGCCGTGTCGAAGCCGGTGTACGGCTGGGGCGCCCCGATGGGGTCGGAGCCGAAGGTCGCCGGTCATGACCGCGTGGTCGTAGAGGTCGAGGTACTGGTGCCGCCCGGGTTCGAGTGCAGCCCCAAGGACCGCCTGGTCCTCGAGGGCGACGAGTACGAGGTCATCGGTCCGGTCGAGGACTACGGGCACGGCCCGTTCGGGTGGAACCCCGGCGGCGTCGTCAACGTCAGGAGGGTGACGGGATGAGGACAGTGCTCGTGGTGACCGGCACCCAGACGGTGCCGCCCGATGACGGCGAAGACGGTGACGCTGTGGTCGAGGAGGTCATCGAATCGTTCGAGGCAGACCGCGCGACGTGGATGACCGAGCCGTCTGGTGTGCTGAACGTGTACCGCGGACCGAATCAGGTGTGGTCGTCGTACGCGCCCGGCTCGTGGAAGGCGGTGCGTTTTGCCCCAACCACGGATTGAGTGGAACGACGAGGCGCTCTACGACGTCCGCCGCGATCCGAACCTCATCGAGCTAGAGCGCGAGACGGCGCAACGCATCTGCGACGAGGCGAACCGCATCGGCTCGGGCACGTTCATGGTGGGGTCGCGCCAGGGCGAGCGGCGACCTGAAGGCCGTTGGCGCACCACCGTTTACACCGCCGATGCGAAGGCGATGGCATCGAATGCACGGCACAACGTCCTGATCCGGGCGATGTCGTGACGTCCGTGGTGGCGGCCGGCCGGGCGATCCTGGTGGCCGCGCTTCCCGGGGTGCCGGTATCGCAGAAGGTCACCTCCACCCCTCGCAGGTACGTCCGTCTGAGCCGCGCCGGCGGGGATCGCGGACGCACTACCGATCGGCCTGAGCTGCTCGTCGAGTGCTACGCATCCACCGATGCGGGGGCGCCCGACGGCCCGCAGGCCGAGCGGGACGTCACCACCGCGTACGACGCGCTTCGCGACGCAGCCGGCGGCGGCCCGTGGGCAGGTGGCTGGGTGACGAAGTGGGAGGGCAACTCGATCGTCGACTACGACGACCCCGATCAGCCAAAGCACGCGCGGTGGCAGTTCACCGGCACCCTGTTCCTCCTGACCTGACACACAGCACCACCACCTTTCTTGCGGCTCCTGGTCGAACACGCCTGAAAGGGGCACCCCCACATGGGAAACGTCAAGCACTCGTTCGTCGCACACTCGATCGACGGCGGTGTCGTGTTCGCCGGCCCGACCGGCGTTCTCGAACTGCCCGACAACGCGCACGACCCGCTGTCCGCCGCGTGGCTCGCGCTGAACCTCGGCACCCTGTCCGATGACGGTCTGTCGGTGGCGTACAAGCGGTCGTCGAAGAAGATCAAGGACTTCGACGGCGCCACCTACCTCGGCGTGCAGGACGACTTCGCCGACGGGTTCAAGGCCACGTTCCTCGACGTGGACAACCACAACCTGGTGCGGTCGGTGTACGGCACCGACAACGTGGAGATCGAGGAGGCCACCGGCACGCACGGTGAGCAGATCACGATCTACCACGCGCCGGACACGCTGCCGTTCCAGCAGGCCGTCATCACGACCCGCTCGGGCCCCAAGCGCAAGTTCTACGTCGCCGAGATCTGCCAGGTCACCGAGGTGGCGGAGATCAAGGACAAGTACGACGGCGCGACGGTCAACGAGGTCACGTGGGACGTGTACCGCGGCGAGGACGGCAAGTTCCTCAAGGAGTTCCGTGACAACGGGGTCCTCGCGGCCGTCACCACCCCCACCCCCTGACCCACTCACTCGCCACCCCCGCCGGGGCATCGTTCCCCGGCGCTGGGGTGGCGAGTCCTGTTCTCGGCCTGGTGAAGGGTGTCCCCCCTTCCTTGACCAGGAGCCGCGCCTTTCGCCAGGCCGGGGCTGCTCCTGATCGCTATCGCTCGCAACCGCTCCACGAAAGGCTCCTGGTCGCCACATGTCCATTCCCGAGGGCTACACCACCGCCCCCACCACCACCGACCACATGGTCCAGCTCGCGATCCCCGTCCCGGGCCGCGACGACCCCATCCTGGTGCACGCACCCCGACTGGCCTGGCTCCCACCGGAAGACGTCGACGCCTACAGCGACTGGATGAAGCCGTACCTGGAAGCGGAGAACGAGGTCACCGAGTGGCAGAACGCCAACGACGAGCTCGACAAGGCGGTGGCGACCGCGCGTGCGGAGCTGGGATCGGTCGAGGCGTCGCGCGCAGACTTCGCGGACGCGGAGTCGTATGACGAGGCTGTACAGGCTGCCCGGGCGAAGCTCGACGAGGCGGAGAGCGCCGAGCGGGCGCCGTTCCCACAGGCCGCGCAGGACCTGGTCGCGAAGCTGACTGTCCGCGAGACGAAGGTGCGGTGGCTGAAGAAGTACCTGTCGCCCGCCGACTACAAGACGCTCGCGACGTCGAAGAAGATCCCCGAGCGAACCATCGATTGGATCGTCGACCAGCTGCGCGCGTCGTCGGACATCACGCCGGGGGAATCCGGAGCCTCCGACGACTCCTGAGTGAGCACTCGGAGGCTATTGAATCCGACCTGATCGACCGCGGCCTACGGCTGCGGGACCTCGGCAAACCGTGGCTCTCGTGGGGCGATATTCGCGCGATCGTGTCGCGCGCTGAACACGACACGTCGATGCAGCTGCACCGTGTGATGCACCCGCGCTGGCAGTTCCACGACGCCAGCACCGCACTGCTCGCTGAGATCGCCACAACCGTGTCGTCGCAACGGTTCCTGACCGCGCTGGGGCTGTTCCAGAAGGTCGAGAACGTGCCGGAGATGTTCCATCCGGCGGTGTACGGGCCGCAACGCGACCCCGACGACACCGAGGACACACGCAGCAGCGAGGAAGTCGAACAGGTGGCGGCCAAGCGTGCCCGTGCCCGAGAAGTCGCCGCGGACTTCCTAGCGGAGATGACCGCCGCCGCATGACCCGCGCCGCGTCCCCGAACACCACCACCCGAAGGAGGTGAATCCCGTTGGCCGAGCTCGCCACCGCGTACATCAGCATCGTCGCTGAGACGTCCGGCATCCCGCGTCAGGTCCGTACCGCCCTCGGTGCGACACAGCGTGACGCCGACACCGCCGGCCGCGGGGTTGGACGCACCTTCGCGTCCTCGTTCGGCTCGAGCATCAAGGGACTCGGTGCCGCCGCGGGGGTGACGGGCGGGGTCGCGGGGGTCGCGGCCGCCATGAAGTCCGCCGTGACGTCCGGCATGGACTTCACCACCAGCTTGAACACGCTGCGGTCGGTGGCGAGCGCGTCGAGCCAGCAGGTCGCACAGGTGGGCGCGAAGGCGCGTGAGCTGGGCACTGACAACCAGCTCGCAGCCACCTCGAGTGTCGATGCGGCGCAAGCGATGTTGGAGCTGGCCAAGGGCGGGTTTACCGTCGACCAGTCGATGCAGGCGGCCCGCGGCACGTTGCAGCTGGCGGCGGCCGCACAGATCAGCGCCGCCGACGCCGCCACGATCCAGTCGCAGGCGTTGCAGGCCTTCGGCAAGGACGCCTCCTTCGCCGGCACCGCCTCCGACATCCTCGCCAACGCGGCGAACCAGTCGTCGGCAGAGATCACCGATATCGCGAATGCGTTGCAGCAGGGTGGTGCGGTCGCCAACCAGTTCGGGCTGTCGATGCAGGACACGGCCGCGACGGTGTCCTTGCTGGCCAATGCGGGCATCCAGGGGTCCGACGCCGGCACCCTGCTGAAGTCGGCGCTGCTCGCCCTCACTGATACGAGCAAGCCCGCCCAGGCGGCAATGGATGACCTCGGGCTCACCGTTTACGACGCGCAGGGCAAGTTCGTCGGAATGGAGTCGCTGTTCGGGCAGCTCCAGGCGGCGTCGCAGCGCATGACGCCGCAGATGTACCAGCAGGCCACGGCCACCCTCTTCGGGTCCGACGCCGCCCGTATCGCCGGTGTGGCGGCGCAGCAGGGCGCGGTCGGGTTCGACAAGATGCGCGACGCCATGGGCAAGCAGGGTGCGGCGGCGGAGGTCGCAGCGGCCAAGATGAACGGACTACCCGGCGCGTGGGAGCGGTTCAAGAACTCCGCGCAGGACGCCGGGTTGGCGTTCTACGACGCCGTCCAGGGGCCGCTCACGTCCGCCGCGAACTGGGGCGCCGACGCCATCGGCAAGATCTCCGACGGGGCGTCGAAGCTGGGACCGACGGTCCGCGACATCTTCGCGTCCATCTCTGACGCCTTCACCTCCGCCGGCGGCCCAGAGATGGTCACCGACTGGGGTCAGCGGCTCATGTGGGTGCTGTCGTCGCTGGGCGGTTCGGCGGCCGACCTGATGCCGCTGGTGGGCAACCTCTTCGAGATGTTCGGCGAGGCCTCGGCGATCGTGGCCGCCGTCGGTATCGAAACGTTCGTCACCGCGCTCGAGACCGCCGCCGAGTTGCTGTCAGCGACCGTCGTGCCGGTCCTCCAGCTCGGCAACTCCGTGCTCGAGTCCATGCAGCCGGTCGTGGTGGGCGCCATCGCTGCCTGGCTGGGGTGGCGGCTCGTCGGCCCCGCGCTCGCTGGGGTGCGCACTCAGGTGACGACGTTGGGTGCCACCGCGGCCACCACCTCCGGGCGGCTCATGACGTTGGCGATGGCGAACCGCGCGGTCGTCACCGCGGGTGCTGCCGGGTCGGTCACGATGGGCCGCTTCGGGTCGATGATCGCGCAGGTTGGTCAGCGCGCCCCCGTGGTGGCGCGAATGCAGCAGTCCTTCGTGCAAGCCGCCGCGGGTGCTGATCGGTTCGGCCGATCGGCGGGCGCGGTGGCGGCCGCCGGCACCGGCATGCGAGCGGCGGGCGCTGGTATCGCGGGAGTGTTCGGTGGCCCGGTGGGGCTCGCGCTCACGGGTGCCGCGCTGGGCGTCACCTACTTCACGTCGCAGGCCGCGAAGTCGAAGCAGACGACGGAGGCGTACCGGGACGCGACGAAGGGGCTCGCATCCGCGCAGGACACGCTGTCGGAGGCGTACACGAAGTCGCGCGGCGCGATGAACGACGACACGGTGCGGGCCGCCACATCCGCGTACGAGGCGTACCGGACGAAGCTGGGCGCGGCCGAGGCGCAGCGGCGCAGCTGGTACCAGGTGTCGCAGGCCCACCAGGGTGATCTGAACGAGCAGGCGGATGAGGCGAAGGCGGCCGCCGCCGGGTTCGACAAGCTCGGCTTGTCGAACAAGGAGGTGGCGCAGGCCTTCTCCGGAACCGAGCCGATGTACCAGAACATCCGGTCGCAGCTTGCTGCCATGGGTGACGCTGGTGCTCCCGCGCTGGCCGCATTCGATCGGATGCGCCAGGGTGCAATCCTCAGCCAGCAGGCGGCATCTCGGGTCAAGCCCGGGGTGGATGAGCTCGGCGAGGCAATGCGCATCATGGGCGACAAGGGCGCGTCGGCCGAGGACAAGCTGAACGCCCTCAAGGCCGCCATGGACGCCATGAATCCCGCTCGGTCCAAGACCGAGGCGATGGCGCAGTACGGCGACACGGTGCGGCAGGCGGCCGAGGCGGTGCAGCAGGTCAACGGCACCGCATTCGACCAGTCGGGGCAGCTCAACGCCATGACGGAGGCGGGCGGCAACCTCAACCGCGTCCTCCAGGACCTCGCCGACAAGTCGGGTGCCGTCGCCACCAGCGGCGGCAACATGGGCGCGGTCAGCCAGCAGAACGAGCAGATCTTCCAGCAGCTCGCCGCGCAGACCGGCCAATCGGTGGAGTCGATTCGGGCGCTGTACCAGAGCCTCGGCGGGCAGACGGTCGACCTGTCGGTCCGACTGCAAGGCGCTCCGCAGGTGACGCAGCAGCTCGGCGCCATCTCGC